AAAGGTACTCTCCCATTGCCCTACCTGGATCAATTGGATCAGGTTGTTGTATTCTTGTACGTCCTTTGCCCATCTTATTTAATTATTTAATATTTTTTTAAAAAATCTATTGGTGTAAGTTATTCGTGTAGGTTGGCCACCTCTAGGTCTTATAGCTATTTTATTCTTTTCAAGAACCTCTGGGCAACGACTTAGAAAATCCCTTGCAATATCCTTGAAGGCATCCTCACCTTTAGCAAAAAGAAATGCTAAAAATATACTATCTCCGTCCTCTCTGTCAGCCTCCCAGTTATTGATAAATTCCCATCCATCGTCCTCGTTGCAATTATACCACATAAAGACACCACGAATAGAGGTATCCTCATTGTAGTGAACGATTAATGTTTGCTTCGCCCAGTGATAGGCTACCATTAAGCGTATAAGTTCTTTGTCCCAGTCCTCGAACACCCTTCCGTTCTCGTGTTCAATACAGAAGTCCACCACCTCATCCATAGCAAGGATAGCATCCTTTTGAGTTCTATTCTCAAGAGCTACTTGTACGGATTGAAGTAAACGATTGTATCCCATTAGGTTAGTTTTGTAATATGGATATATACGTCATCTGCTTGCCAAGCATTGTTTGATGCAAAGCTGACAGGTGAAGCGTATAAGGCTAACTTGTCTGTTGATGTATTACTTACTGTTCTAATATATTTTATGGAAATAGGCATATATTGAGCAACATCATACGGAATGTCTTCTTGCAATAAATTAGTACCAGATGAAGTTGAGCTAACAAGACGTAATCCATATTCATCAGAACTTGTGGTATCATTGTCTATAAATGACCCAGATATGTCTATGAAGTATGTACCAGTTGAAGCAAATGTAATATTGCCTGATGAAAAACTTACAATGCTGTCAGGATCAAAAACCTCTGACATATTCTCAAAGTAATAAGTACTACCTGGGTTAGCACCAGCATCAGCACTTTTTATTATAGCTGTATTTTTAGTAGCTGATTGACCATTAGCAACAGCAGTAGTAACAAATGCTGTTGTAGCTACTCTAGTTGTGTTGTTCCCAGCTGACTGAGTTGTGGTAGTAGGGTTACCACCTAGAGCAACATCATCAGATATATCAACTACACCTGCATTGGTCATTGTGGCATCACCACTAAGGGCTGCTGCCGTAAAGCCAGTTCCGTCACCAATAAGTATTTGTGTATCAGCAACTGCCTTAGCGGATATGTCTCCCTCGGAGTTAGCATCACGCACCATTACAGTATTAGCAGCAACGTGTTGCATCTTTGCAAATGTAACACCAGTAGTTGTACTAGAACTGTCAGCTAACTTAACGGTTGTAATACCACCATCCTTTACAATAATTTTTTGTGGGCTTGAGCTATCAAGTGCAGTGCTTGTATCGTCAACAGCCCCTGATGCAAATGTTGCATTATCTACAAGGGCATCAAGGTTAGCTGCTGTAACTTGATCGCCTGTTGTAAAATCTGTACCTTTTGATAAAATTGCCATTACTGTGCCTTTTCAGTTGAACGGAATGAGATAGCGCCATCAGCCTCAATAGCCCTTATCTTTGGCCGTCCTGTTGTATTATTAATTGTAAATTGTAAACCGTATCCACGTCTATTACCTATTCTACCACGTATGGATACATCTTCTGCTTCAGGTAAAGCGGAACCAACAAAACTATTAAGTGTTCCTATGGAAAAAGTTGCATCAGGGTTCTCTGTTTCAGCGGATATGTCAAAGTCAGAGGCAGTTGATTCGCCTGACTCAATGTGCATATCAAATTTTTTCCAATTTTTTCTATCCAAAGTTTGTAGTGTATATTGACGAGTAGTAAGAGAACCATCCACATTTATATTTTTTTGTGAACCACCTATCTGTGTTATGACTCGATCAACACCATCAACTCGTGCATCCAATCTTTGTACGCCACCAATATCGTTGACTGCGTATACACCTCTATTGTCTCCTGCACCAACAACCAACAGGTTTGATATGTGGAAGTCAGCATCATTTACCTGGTCAATACTTTCCCACTGTTTGTTTAAAAAATTATAAACAAGCACAGCGTTGTTTTTTGTTGATGTGTCCAGTGGCACAGCAATAAAGTAACGATTATCAAAGTAAGCAGCTACTGAGTTTTCCCAATATGTTTTGTTTATTCTTTGTACAGTTACATTGATTGGTTCGCTAAGTGGTGTTTCAGTACCACGTAGATTGTACTCATCAAAGAACTGTGTACTATATACACCATTGTCAGAAAGAAATATAACTTGATTACCTACTTGTATGATTGATTGACGTGCAACACAACCTACCTCATTTGTAAGTAATCGAGTACTAGCTCCTTGTAGTGTAGTAGTATTAGATATTAGATGAATGCTGTTACGGTTGAACACCATTAAGTTATCCTCTGAGAATGAGTGCAGTGCTACATTGAAGTCAGCTTCACCTGCATTAAATCTGTATTGAGCAAATATTTTATCGTAAGTGTCCGTATCCAAGATGTCAGATGCTATTACCTCATCAAGTATCCCTCTGGATGTAAATGAATCAGTGGATGCATCCACGCTAAAATTAAATGGCATAACTAATCTACGCTGATGATAAACAGCATAAGGCGGTGCTGGCATATGGGTAAAGCCTAGACCTACAGATACCCTCTTCGTAAAGTGTACGTCCGTTTGATTGCTTACGTCATCACTATTAACAAAAAACTTAAATGCAGAAGAAGTAGCTTCTGATACTGTAAATTCAGTTCCTGCTGTAAGTGTGCTACCACCTGCGGTTGTAAGCGTTACTATATCTCCTTCAGATAAAGTGTTAGATACAGTAACAGTAGCTAACCCATTTGTAATTACAAAACCTGTTGCAGCTAAATTAGTAGGTTGTGTATAAGTACCACTAGCTACCTTTGTAAAGGCTGGTGTGCCACTAAATGATCCATTCCATTCTAAAGCTGTGCTACCGTTGCGGAATATAAACACTTTGTTAAATGCTTGAAGCATTGATACACTTGATGAAACACTTAAACCTGATGGGTAGGCAATATCCGTAGTAGCACCTGTGGCTATGTTTACAGCAACAGCCTTTACGTTTGCTGCAAAAATAATGTACTGACTAGCTGATGCATTAGGATCAGAGAAAGCACAGGAACCATAAATAGCATTTACAGCATCGTCATCAAGTATGCCAAACTTTACTGTAGCTGTACCACTTGCTGTTCCTGTATATGTTTGATCAGCTATTGTAATCTGAGTACTGCTATTTTTTGTAAAAGCACGATTGCCGTTAACAGCTGGACCAGTACTCATTGTTACTCCTGATATATTAACTGTTCCAGAACTTGGAAAGTCAGTAGCTGTAACATTTGTCAGAACTACAGTAGCATCAGTCCTTGTGGCTGTTACTGATGTATCATCAGCTACTAAGGTAAATGGAAGAGTAAGAGCTGAAGAACCTGATGACAATGGGTTTGATATTAAATCAATGCCCTTGCGTACTTGTGCTTCGCCCCTGCGGTCAGTCCTTAGATTCTGTGCATCAGCAAGCATACCCGCTGGCAACTGGTCAGGCCGTAGGCGGTTATTGAACCCAATAAAACCAACATCACCATCCTTGGCAATGCGGTCATCCAATGCTCCAAACTTGCTGTACTCGGCCATTAAGCAGTTAAACCTCTTCGCTTGCTGTACATTTTATGATGAGCTGTATGTCTTGCAGTCCCTCTTTTAAACGGGCTTTTAGCTTGTACAACAAAGTCCTCTAGTTCAAAAACAGGCATACGCTCAACTGATGCATCAACCTTTGGTTTTACTTCAGGTGATTTTTTAGAACTAACTATTTTGTTAGCTAAATTATATGCAGCAGTGCCTTTGCGTAATTTAACTTTTTTTGGCATATTAGTATTTATTATTTTGGTTTGCTTGCTTGCCAATCTTTCATAGCTTGTTGATACCTTACCTCAGAATAATTTCTTCCTATTTTGAAATCCCGCTTTTTTGGTTCTCTTTTTTCCCACTGCGCTATTCTTTTGGCAGTTGTCATACGTGGTCCATTTTTACCTGGAGTGTTTCTACTTGAACCGCTACCACTTGTCTTGGTACCATTTTTAACGCCACCATTTTTTGTAGTTGGTTTTGATGTATTCCCGTGAGTTTTTTTAGGCTTAACTCCTAGCTTTGATTTTGATTTTAAAGTTGGTTTTGATTTACCAAGCTTTGCACGTTTGCTTATACTTCTTATATGCTTTCTCATTGTATTTTTATATATATTATTAATTGTTAACATTTCCAGCGCCGTAGGGCTAGTGCCTTACGAGTTGGTCTTCCTTTTGAATCCTTCATTGGCCCTTTGACACCAGCCATTCTGGCACAAAATGATTTCTTACGAGCAAGTTTCTTTCCTGTTGGCTTGCTCTCAGTAACTGGTGGCTTTAGGTTAGCCCCAGTCTTACGTTTAAAGTAAGCACGTCCTGCTGCGGTAAGTCCACCCTTTTTACTTTTATGTTCTTTCCTCATCAATACCTTTGTGCTTATCAGTAATATGTCTTTCTTGTATAAGTATCTTTAGTTTCATATTAAGACGGATCATATCATTGTCCAGTGCTTGTATTTGTTTCTTTAATTTGCCAAGTGATCCTCCGCAATCACCAAGGGCTGGGTTCACTGTATTGGTTACCCATTTCCAAATGTGCCAAACAAAGAAACCTAGACCTATTAACGCAATCAACGAGAAGCCAAACTTGGCTACTACATCTGCCCAATGTTGGAACTCGTAACCGCTCATTAGTCATCCCTGCAATCTTCTTTACCTTCGCTTGCAGCAATCCTTTCTAAGTTTGGTTCACAATTAAATGCACAAGAAAACTGTGTATCAATTTTAATTATGTCGTTGTTCATAGTATCTACTTTATTTTCTAAAGATATAAGAGCCTTTGACAATCCAGTGATTCTGTCGGATACTTGCTTAAGTATAAATTTTAAAATAATAAACAAAAACCAACCAATGGCTAATGCGGATGCAATAGGTATTCCTACTTGTTCTACAAAACTTAATATATCTCCCACCATTATTAGCTCCTTACTTTTGCTCTAGGTGTATTGGCAACAACTGTTTTCTTGGATTGCTTTTTCTTCCTAGCAGTTGCTGCTCTTTCTGACTTCGATAGGCTAAGAGCCTTTCTTTTAGGTAAGCAGCGGTCAGGGTTCTTCTTGTCCTTAGACGTTCCGCAAGGTCCTTTGATGCTTCCATCAGTTCCAATACGTACCCAGTTTTGTTTCAGCCATTGTTTTAGTTGAGCCATTATCTACCCTTGCGTTTACCTCCCTTTGCTTTCTTAGCGTAGTTAGGATCCTTGCAGTACTTAGAAGCAGCTAGGTTAGCGTACGCTGATGGATAAGTATCAAACGTACGTCTAGCCCAAGCCTTGCCTTCAGGGCATATCTTACCCCCGCTTTTTGCTTTTCTTTTTGCTGGCATTGTTTACAATTGATTTAAGTAACTTAGCTTGACCTGCGTGAGCCTTAGAAGCCTTCTCAAGTTTTCTTGCGACTGTTAGTATTTTTCTTTGCATTTCGACCCCTTAGTTTCTTAAAGTCAGCCCCAGTAATTTTATTACGAGGGGCGGCAACCCTAGCTAACCTTTTTTGTTTTGGACTATACTTGCTAAATGGCATTACTTCTTTTTTCTTTTGACCATTTTTTTAGCAACTTTTTTGGTTGGCTTTTTACCACCCTTCATCATTTTTCCATAGTGACCTGGCATAGTATTATCTCCTTGTTTTATGTTATAGTGTACTTCTTATTTTAAAGTAGCAGAATGCTACAAATCCTCCAATAATCAATGCTATCCAAAATCCAGTGTCGCTCATCTCTGGGATAGCTGCATTGAAACCTGTGGTTGAAATTTGACCTGGGGCATTTACACGAACAGCCATTGACCCCATTGTATTAGGAGTAAAGGATGCAAACACAGCAGCATAAGTAGTATCATCCGCTAGTGTTATAGTTCCCTGAAATGCTTGGCTCTCTCTGTCAAATGATTGAAAAGTATTTTCTTGGCCACCGCCAAAGCCTATACCTGCTCCATCGTTAAATGCCCAAGGTTCATCAATTATTAGATTAGCTTGTAAGTTATCGTAGATTAATAACGATGTATCCGTTACATTGTTGGTTAACTTACTTGAGTAATTATTGAACTCAAAATCGCCCCCAGTAGTTGTAGTAAAAACCAGTGGCTCGTAGTAAGTAAGCCCGCCCTCTGGATTAAAGTCCTGAACAACATTAGTATCATCAATGTTTACTATTAAATCGTAGACTACACTGTTTAGTTGTATTGCACCCCAAGCTATAGAAACTGTAAGTACAGTAGCTAATAGGTATTTTACTTTTTGAAAATAGATGTACATATCGAAGCGAACTCCTTGAACATACGTATAAAGATGTTATTCTTAGGTAAGAACATTGCAATGATAGATACTATACCTATGTAGGCAAACATCATACCAAGGAGATTGTCCTTATAGTTATCGAGCAAGTATTGTATCATATGCGATTCTCTCCTGGTCCGTCTGGCGAGACTGTTGTTATGTCTGGATCAATTGGTAAAGCTTCTTGAGTTGGCACAGGTTCTGCTCCCCTAGAGGGCTTTGTTTCCTGCGATTGTCTTGGCTCCTGCCTTGCCTCTTGTTTATTTTCTTGTTTGGTTTCTTGCTTTGATTCCTCTTTTGCACTTTCTTCTTTTCTTTGCTCTTTGGATTCATCACTTGAATTACTCTTTTCCTTGGTATTTTCCTTTGCCTCTTCCCCCTGATCCTCTCCTTTATCTTGTTTAGTTTCTTCAGTTTTCTGCGTCCCCTTTTCGTTGGACTTATTTTCTTGGGTGCTATTAGCAGTTTTGTTCTGGGAATTATTTTCCTGAGCAGAGGATTCCTTGGTGCTTTCTGATTTAGGTTCAGTAGGGGCTACCTTAGCTTCAGCCTTAGCTACTTCAGCCTTTACCTCAGCTACCTTAGCCTGCATTACTCCTTGACCCCAGACGTTTATTGCATCGAAGTTTACAATATTTTCTACAAACGCAGGAAAGCCCAAGCGTTGTTCTACTACGTCATTTGCTACACTAGCCACAAAGACCTCAGTCTCATTAACAGCTATGTTTGTCTGAGTAACAGCAGCTGTGCTTACAGCGACCGTTCCAGCAGCCCCTAGCTGACTTATCTTGTCAACTACAGGTAAGTCTTTTATTTTAGCCAGAAGAGACTTTTTAACACGGCCAGAGCCTTCTCTGGCAGCTTCAAGAGCTTCTTCAGCATCTTCCCTAGACGGTCCTTCACTTTTACCACCCAGGACTTGATTGAGACTATCACGCAGTTCTGACAGCTTTTGTTTAGCAGTTTTGTTGTCCATTTACATATTATACACCTATTCATACTATTTTATTTTACTGATGATGAACCGAAGTAAAAGCCCACTATGGCTAATACTGTTTGTCTAATTTCTGGTAGTATAACATATCCGTGCAGAGTCTCAAAAGACGTACCCTTAAATAGCCATAACCAATTGTAATCCTTTGCTACTGTTACTCCTTCATCGCTGTGAGCTAGGATAAATGGTGCTATGATTACACCAAATAGAACTGTTACTACAATTATTCTACGAACTACTGCACCTGCATCTCCTGTGCGTTTGGCTGCTGCATCTGCACTTTCATCCATTGCCTTTTGTTTTTTTATTAGGCTAGTTACATTTTTTTGTTGAGCAGTAACCATTGTACCAATCAATTTAAAAAAGAAACCAGAGGCTCCTCCACCTAGCATAGCTATAAGTTCAGTAGTCATTTAAGTTCTCTTATAAGTTTGTAGATTGATAGACCAAGAAATACTAAGGTCGCTAATCCAACTGCTAGGCTGATGAAGCCGTTAATGCTTTGGAGTCCAATGCAAGCAAAGAAACCTGCTGGAGCAATTGCACCTCGTATTACTGTATCCATTATTATTCGTCAGGTACTGGGTTATAGGATGGTACTGTCTCCGTCTTCTCAACATCCGACAGTTCGTAGTTAGTAACGTCCAAGGCGTAGTTGCCTTCTAGTGTAGGCTGAGGTGCTGTAAGCCAGCGTGTTCCCCTGCCTTGAGTCCAATGAGCAAAATTTAATAATGTACCTTCTTGGTCAGCACGAGCGTTGGCATCCTCTTCAGTTGTATATATTAAGTACAGCATATTTAGGATAGGGTTATGCCGTAATGATTGGCAATGTTGGATTCAATGTTACTTTGATTGGTTGCTTGGTCAGTTTCATAAACAATAAGCTCATCAATATTGCATTGCAGTCCAGTGCTAGAGGGTGAATCCACAGACCCAGCTACACCAATGTTTGTGAGTGTTGTACTAGGAGTATTAAAACCTTGACTAATAGAAATACCATTGGTTGCACCATTAGTAAATCCAGTAAGTGTATCTCCATCCTTGTCGAATGAAACTAAGGTTCTTGGACAATTATTTGCTAATGCAGCCGTTGCACTAGAGTTAGCGTTTCCACTACTGGCATAAAAAAATGATTGAACCTTTGATGAACCAGATATTCCATAAGCAAATCCAGCACTACTTTTTCTTGTGCTAATAATACCACCAAAAGCTGTTGCAGCTGTTTGGTATTTACTAATTACTGTAGTTACGAAGTGATCAGTAGTTGTACCTAATCTTGTGGCAACTTGTAAAATATCTGGACTTGAACCATCGTTACTTGCAGCAAACTTAATCCCATCTTCCAAAACTCCAGAACTAACAATAATTGGCTGACTACCAGCAGTAGCTTGTACTGCATCATTGCCATTACCTGATTGGTCATACCAAGTCTCAACGAATCCGTTTACTTCACTGTCCTCAGCAGGTATTCCAGATATGGCGAAGTGTAAAGCTATATTGGCTTCAAATGCACCTCGGTTGTCTGTTTGGTCACCAGTAGCTGAACTAGCGTACACAAGTATTTCTTGAATACGTCCTTCAAAGAAATGAGTAGCAGATGGGCTGACAGTTCTTAAAGTGCCTATTACTATTTGATCCAAATCCCCTGAACCAAAAGCACTTCCGTAGTCTGTAGTATCGGTAGTTAAAGCACCACCCAATGCACCTGCACTAGTTACAGTATCTCCAGTAGTAAGACCAAAAGTTAATCTAGTATTGCCACTAACTGAAGGAGAGGCAGTTACACTTGTTGTGTTTCTTGTGTTGAGGGTAGAATTAGAACCACCTTCTTGAATTGCAAAATATTTTGAAGAATTAGAACTATTTGATAAGGATACAGTATAGCCTGTTGAATCTCTTACACTTGTGGCAAAAACTGAAAGTTTTGCTTCCATACCAGAGACAGAAGTAGCAACTAAAAAATGCTCAGAAGCATCATCAAAATCAATTCCATTATCAGCTACCAAAGAACCACTACTAACAACCTTTGGCTGATTAGCGGCAGTAGATTGTATAGCGTGATGAGCATTTGCTGTACTTCCAGCTTGGTCACTTACACTTTGGTCGTACCAAGTACGAACGAATCCGTCATTGCCTGAACCAACAAAAGCTACAAGAGTACCATCTGTTACCTCATCAGCCGTGAAGGACTTAATGGTATCATCAGATGAGCGTCTTACTTGTACGACGTACTTGCCATTTGCTCTAGCAACTGTATCTCCAGTCGCAGCTACAGTAGCCTGACGATCTCCTAGACTACGTAAGGAGTAAGCTGCCTTGGCTATAACGAAGTCACCAGTACGGCCATCGGACTGCAATGCCTGTACATCAAGTGGCTTTACTACCTGGCGGTTGCACCAATCAGGAATAAAAGGAACTGCAAGGGCTGAGAAGTCCTGCTCACTGTTATCACTATCCCTACGTACACGGACAACTGGTCCGTTCATAGCTCCTATATCCCGAAGGGAATACGCTGCTGCTGCTCCACCGAACTTACGCCCAATACCTAGATCGGTGTAGTCCCCTGAAGAACCAGTCAGTACATTGAATGCACCCGCAAGATGACCCTTGAGGTTATCAACGCCAGAAGCTAGAAGCTCGGAGGACATTAGACAGTGAACTCAGATGCGTGTATAGTTGCGTCAGTTGTGGTATCCTCAATGAACTTAGCTGCTTCAGCTGCTGCTTTACTCCAAGTATAGCTACGTCCAGCAAACAGTATGTGACCATTTGTGGTAGTAGGAGCAGAACCATCATAGGTTACACGAACATCAGCTACTTGTACGTCCAGTACAACAAACTTTGTAAGGGCATTGAAAGCACTGAACTGAACTCCTCCAGCTGTACTATCAACTGTAAGCGTTTGGTCATTTACCCCAGGAGTAGGTTTTGGATAAAGATTGGTTACTAATGAATTAGGCATAATGCGTATTATATCACAGGGTTATCTTGATTGGCGGTTTACATAAGTAGAGAACCGTTTGTTTACAGTATTGTTGTTAGAGATTAGATCAATTTTTTCTAGTTCAAGTGCTAGTGCTATACTAGCTCTTTCTTCCTCGGCGAATGCTTTATCGGTCTGTCCATCCATACGTAAGAAGTCAGCATAGGTTGAGTGAGCTATATAAGGAAAAAACTCAGCTGGTACTTCTACTGTACTTGTAGTGTAATTAGATGTTACATCAAATGGAGTAAATTGTTCTTTGTATGTTACAAATGCTGAGTTATCAGTAGTAGAAGTAATATTAAGAATATTAGCACCAGTGAAGTCCACAAAGAAGTCATATTCAATTGCTGAGTTATTTAGGAATGCTTGTTTTCTGTGAATGCGATTAAAGGAACCAATGGTTGTTTTTCCTGTCTGTGCATATGGAATTAAGT